GGCTTCGGCAGCTTCTCTGGGCAGCTTCATCGTTTCTTTGTAGCGCAAGATCCCACTCGACAGCACGATATCACCTGGCCGTAACGAGAGGACTTGCACGTCCGATTCAACTTTTGCTTCCTCTGCTACAACTTCAACTTCTTCGGCCACCGGTTCATCAAGAAAATCGTTTTCCTCGATAGCCGGCTTTTTGGTCGCCAAAGTTGAAGTTGGTTTCAGTTTACCCTTAGCCATTGCGTTTTTCCTCTAATTAAGCGGTGTGGGTGAAGTAATAAAGTTCTTTCGGGCGGATGAGCGCAACACCGGTAAACTGGCCGTAGCCTACGTTTTGCCAGGTGAAGCCGTTCACCGTGCCGGCCTGGGTCATGACATAATCCATCGGAAGATCCATCTTGATCGACGTTTCGTCGTAGTTCAGGAGAGCATACCGATTGTATACCCCATCATAATTGGCCTTGTCACCATAAGCGCATGGCAGAATCTTGAAGTTGGAATTGCCGGTGATTGTCTTGAAAGCTTCCAAGAGCAATTCGAGCTTGGTCTTGGTAAACATCGTAGTTGATGCATAGTTCACCAACCCGTTGAAGTCGCCTTCCGGCATAATAAAGTGAGTCGGCTTCGCGGTTCGTGCACAATTGGCTCGGTATAATTCGTAGATCTTACCAACAAACAAATTGAAGTTTTCAGCGGAAAGCTCCTTGATCCAACCTGTCAAGTTGGTCGCGTCTGTCGTACAACCGGTTTGATTCAACAAGCCGAGTTCCGATTGGATACCAAGGAACGCGACCTTTTGAATTCCAAGGTCCCATTCCTTTCGCCGTGCAGTTTCGCGAGCTTCAATGAGACTGAAGATCGTGTTGGCTCTCATGGCTTCTTCGAGTTCGAAAATGTTGTACTCAAGAGCCTTGCCCCAGTTCAAAATGTTTTGTGACACTTGATCATAGGCAGCATCCACGAGATGAAGCTGAGCATTGTTGCCGGAAGTGCTGATGATGCCCGATTCGAAGCCTTCACCCTTGATGAAGGTTCGCCAGTTTATAATGGCACGCATGAAGGCCCCGTTGCCCATTACCACTGGAACGTACTCTGCAAACGGAATCTCGAAAAATTTCTGCACTGCGACTTTGCGGCCAACTGCCGTCAAGGTGGTGATGAGCTGCTGGTAGCCAAGACTGTTGGTCTTAACTTCCATCGTGTTCTTGTCGATGAATTCATATTGGTTCTTCATTTTATTTCCTTTCCCCGTAGGGTTTCATGAAATCAGAAGTGGGGTAACTACCGTGCTACCCCACAAAGCAAGTTTAAACACCAGTTGGGCCAGTCGCACCCGTCGCGCCAGTCGCACCTGTCGTGCCAGTCGTTCCACCAGCACCCGCGATCGAGATCAGCGAAACACTCATACGAACAAGAGCGTTGTTACCCGAAGCGTTTTCGAGCACTTGACCCACGATCGTGTTGTTACCGGTACGAGTCGCGATCTTGCCAGTCGAGTAGTCGTACTGGGCATAGTCGCCGCCAGTCATGGAAGCGGAAGCTGTCATCATGACCACAACACCGTAACAAGCGATTTCCATCTTGTCGCCAACCGCGAAAGAATCTTTCAACGGATGGGTCAAAACAACACCGTAGAAGGGATCAGTCAATGCCGTTCCCTTGGCAACCTTCGTTACCAGTGGAGCGGTGGTGGAAGCCAACACAACCATTTCACCTGGGGTGATTGTGGCCGTGGGGCTCGCACTGTAAAATTCGACCGTCTGCACGTTGGTCCCATAGACCTTCGTTCCCGCGAGGGTCTGCATCGCGAATTGGTTTTGATTCAAAGCCATCTCAAATCTCCTTTAGCTCGTTTATTTTTGTGGGACGTTTCCGACCCTCGATCACTTATTTCTTGCCGTACTTCGCAAGACCTTCCGCAGCACGCTCGCGCACGGTCTTGAAAGTTGATCCATCATCGACCTGAGAGTTCAGATTGGCATTTTGCAAAGCATCGTGCCGCTCTTGAACCTTCTCTTTTTCTTCCGGCTTCACTTCCGGCTTCACTTCGACTTCGTTCTTCTTACTTTCTTTCTTTTCTTCTTTCTTTTCTTCTTTCTTCTCTTTCTTTTCCTCGTCTTCCTCGTTTTCCTTCTCTTTTTCTTTTTTCTTGTCGTCCGGTTCTACTTCTTCGTTTTTCTTCTTTTTCATCGCGTTGTAACGAGTGACAAGCTCATTCACGGTGATCTTCTCACCGTTGTACTCAACCTCATCTTCGCCGTTCAGCTTGTGCTTTTTCTTCTCGGCTTCGTTTTGTTTTGCAGTCAGCGCATTCAATTCTTCGACCACAGAATTGAGTGCTACTTCCTTCCCGTCGAGATCAATGAAAACTTCATCATTGTCATTCAATTTGATCTGTTCGGTGATCTTTCGAAACAACTTGGCAATCATCTTATTCCCCCTTGGTAAATCATCCTTTGAATTATAAAACACTGGATTTTTGGCCATCTCATAACGTGGAGTTTCTACAATTGCTAGATGCAAATATTTCGCCTTAGTCACCTCCCGATCATATGGGACATTGTTGAGAGTACCACCCGGCGCAGTTTCTATGATCCCGTAGGAAGTGGATACTCCCCACCCACGTTCAAGTTTACTAACGGCATCTTGATTATCGACGACAAAATGCACTAACCAAAAATCTGTTTCAGTATCGTAGTGCATGTCAGCAACGCGACCTACAGTCACTTCAGACACGTTACCACTATCAACGTCTTGATGCTGAACGACTACGGGAATACCGTAAATCGTTTTAGCCATTTCTTCGAGAGTATTTTGATTTAGAAGAATGACTTCTTTTGTTGGATAGTCGTACTTGCAAAGTCCTCGACGCATGCATGGCATCTTGATCGTTTTACCGACTACCATTTTACCTACTTGCATCGTCAAAACTCCACGATCGGTACTGCTACGCACCGACATCCAAAATCTTCACCGGGGTGGATAAGTTCACCCCTGTCACTTTTTGGGGGGTTTTTGTCTTTGTTGTGGTCCCAGGTGTGGCGAGTATTATTGAGCGATCGATGCGACGATCTAACTCGATCATCGCCGACTGTCTCCCATCGATACTCATCGATTCCAACATCTATGTACTGCGCTTCTTTTAGCTTCGACGTAAAAAGCCGAGTTTCTTGGCCGGCAATAAAACGAGCACGGCCACTAGAAACTTTGAGCCTGGTCATTATTTTTTGCTCAAGCTCGTCTCGCGGGCGTCCTGCCATCGCATGGTCATGAACGATCTCTCGGAGCTTCTCAGTTTCATCTTGAGAAAATCCTTTGATCGATCTTGTAACATTTTGAGTGTACTCGTCTTTTATTTTTCCGCGCATCCGGTCGCTGATCTCCGGTTGAACCCCAATGATTTCTGAAACAGTCGATTTAAACTTTTTTGATAGTAGCTTGTCAACTGTACCAGCTTCATCTTCAAATGATAACCCATGTACATACCGAGCTACATTGATAGGGATCTCATCGATCGCGGTATAGACATCTTGGACGAGTTTTGCGGCTTCATCTCTTGCTCGAACGGCGATGAATAGGATTTCGGGGGGAAGCTTCCACGAAGGCAATCGGTAGCCTTGCCGTACCTTGTCGAACACTGCGCCCATGCCTCGAAGCTCTTTTGAAATTTCAGCCGTAAATCTGCCGCGAAAGAGGTCACCTTGAAAGGAGACTTGTCCCGATCTTAGTGCCTTGCGTAACGGTGTGTCTTTCGCGTTTTCTTTCTCAGAGGAGGATGTTCTAATTGTTGCAAAAACCGGTTTGTAAATCAACCCTAAAAAGATCTGTTGGAGACGTTTGGCCAAAAAGGTACCCCAGGTATCGCGAACGGTAATAGGCTTCAGCTCTTTCCTCATCCGGTGACAACCTTTGTTCCGACTGCGATTGACGGCACAACCGGTGGATCTTCACCCTGCCTAATCTCTTTCAGTTCTTCTAGGTCCAGTGCAGCTTCCACTGGGATGTCCAACTTGAAGATGGCTTCCTTGTTGAGCTGTTCAACAGCATTATCACTGGCCATCAAGCCGTTTTGGAAGGCAGCAAGAACCCGGTTCAATCCCTGCGTTTTCATCTCACTTTCATCTTTGTGTGAGATCAAACGAAGCGGCTTATAGTTGAACCTCAACGTCTCCGGTACAAACCCAAAGAGCTTCTGACAACAGATCCTAAGAATCTGGTTAAGACCAGTTCGATATTTCGATCTGATCTCAGTTTCAATCATGACATTGTAGTTTTCAATATCATCATCACCTGCATTAAACCCACTCGCGGAAATCCCAAAAAGCTTGGTGAGAGGCATTCGCATGTCGCACGCGATGCCTTTTCTGATTTCGCCCAGGATCTCTGAAAGGCCCCCGAACGAAATTTGCTTTTGTTCGTATGCATCTTCTTTATCGAGAGCCAAAGCGTTTTGAAAACTTTTGAGTTTCGCAGCAAGCTGAATGCGCTGAGCTGTAAGCTCTGTGCCTTGTTTTGTGGCCAAAGCAGAATTGAAACCTTGGATTGAGAAGACATCAATTTTAGCTTCGTCTAAAAGTTCAAAGACGATGTTTTGATGCTTGAGGTAGGCATTGAATGAACGTACCAACCGTTCAAGCTCTGAAACCCCCCATCCGCTAAACATTCCGCGAATAAGCGATGGGGCTTCTCTGCCCATCAAACGGATCACATTGGACTTGTGAATGCGATGCCCGTAGTAATCATATGGAAGCTCTTTAATGTGTGCCGTCAACTGATCATTGAGGTTACCGGTCACCTGAAGCCCCAGCTCCCAGCGGTCTACCGGCAGAAAGGTGAGGGGTGTCCATTCTTCGATCTTTTCAATTTTGAATGGCTGTCCCATGTTTTGGCCAGCATTAATAACCACCCCGCCGCCACCGAACAACCTGCACCACTTGATCCCTTGCCCGTAGGTTTGAACGATACTGTCACGTTCAAGGTAGTCTTGCAGTTCACTGATATCATCTCCGCTCAACTCATCACAGTAGACATCAACCCCGCCGCGAAATGCATCGTCCACTGGTTGATCGATCATCACGCCGATCAAACCGTGTTCTTGGTAAAGCTCAGTCAAAAGTGAACGGTTGAGCGTGATCTGCCCATACCGAAGGCTGTTCATCATAGTGTCAGGCATCGATGATTGTGAGGTTACTTGCTGGACGAGCCCCTGCAAACTATTAACCTTGAGATCATCACTCATGCTTTTTTTGCCCCACGAAAAGATTGGGATAGGTTTTATCTTGACGATTTAAACGGTTTGAGTCAATAGCGGATTAAAATGGGCAACTATCCCTTGACAACAAGTGACCATTTTGGTACTTTTTTACACATGCGATACACCATTAAAGACTTCAAAAAGGACTTCCCCGACGACAAGGCTTGCTTGGCACATATCTTTAAGAAGCGTTATCCCGGAGGCTTGAAATGCCCGAAGTGCGGCAAGTCGGCGTTCCATCCAGTTACTAACCGCCGATCCTACGCTTGCGCTTGTGGCTTCCAGACGTACCCAACCGAAGGAACGATTTTCCACAAAAGCCCCACACCGCTTACTATGTGGTTTCATGCCATTTTCCTGATTAGCCAGAGCAAGAACGGAGTCGCTGCCAAAGAACTTGAGCGGCACCTCGGCGTTACCTATAAGTGTGCTTGGAGGATCAACAAACAAATCCGTATGCTTATGAAGCAATCGCCCGATCCGCTTGACGGAAAGGAGATTATCGAACTGGACGAAACCTATGTTGGCGGCGTTCGCCGTGGCAAGCGTGGTCGTGGTGCCGCTGGCAAGACTCCGGTGTTTGGTGCGGTTGAGCGCAAGGGCAGGATCAAAACCCGCACCATTAAGAACGTCAAGATGGTTACGCTGATGCCACTCATCCAAGCTATGGTGCCGCCTAATTCCGTCATCACCACGGACGAATCCAACAGCTACAATAAGGTTCGATCTATCGGGCATCTCCATGAAACCGTTCAGCACGGCAAAGGGCAGTACGTCCAGGGCGACGTTCACACCAACACGATTGAGAGCTTCTGGTCGCAATTCAAACGGTCGGTTCATGGGACTTTCCACGCTGTTTCGCCAAAGTATTTGCAGACTTACTTGGATGAGTTTTCTTTCCGGTACAACCATCGCGGCGTTTTGATACCCGCCGAGATGTTTTCACGGGTTGGGAAGCCAACGAAAGCAGCCTGAAAACCTTTGCTTTTTCTACGGATTGAGCCACAGAACCTCCTTGCTTTGCTTTGCTCCCTTTTTGCCTTCTAGGGCCTTTATTGTGCGAAACGGGGAGAATGGAAGCCACAACGCCCCATCTTGTTCGCAAACCATGACCTGACCGTCCCTACCCTGGCACCATCTAGACAGATGCTCGAAATCAACTTTGTTGAAGCGATAACAAACGCCGGATACTTGGTATGGTGCGTCGATAAACCAGGATGCCTCTTGATTTTCAATTTGGTCATAGCTTTTGTTTGCCACTTTCCAATGGCGAATCTGACTGATTTGATTGGCAATTCTCGCTCTAATCACTTCCCCCCAAAAGGAATTAGGTCCCCATCCATCACGCATCCATTTGCCCGGTATATTACAAGGAGACACATGGCCTTTGTTCAGCCAAAATCCTATTAACCATTTGGCTTCCTGGCATAGTGGCATTTCCCTTACGTCCGTTATCTTTAACGGAAGAGCGAGAATTTCACTTTCCTTAACCCGAATAAGATAGTCCCACACGCTACAAATAATTGGATAACGGTCAAACAACAAGACGTTCTTGTGTGGATAGTGAAGCGAATACCCAGCCGACCCAGCGAAAGGCTCAATGAGCGTTCTGTAACGAGGCTGGGGGTAATGCTTTGCAATGCGCCACTTTCCGCCGAAGTAAGTAAAAAATAACTCAAGTCTTTTCATTTCATACATCCTTACTTGTTGTCAAGGGATAGTTGCCTAATCATGGGCATGCAGATTAAGCAAGAACTTCTTTGTCGTATATGGTACAACCCCTTGTAATTAAAGGATTAAGAGCATAGCGTAACGCATCGAATCCATGGTTGTGCTCATCGACGGGTATGGGTAGAATTTCCTCAGTCACCGCATCAACCTTATACCGATAGGCTGTCGCTTCGTACTGAAGGTTTTTGCATCGCGGGTGAATCACAATTCTTTTGAATGATCGGATGAACTCGATGCCATCCTCCACTGATCCGCTCCACTTCGGAGCACCCTCGATATTAAAGTGTCCATTTTCAGGCATTGTCAAAAAAGAGATCGTTTCAGGCCGCGAGCAATCGGCCCAGATCTTCGCACGCGAAGCGCCGGGTATTGTTCTAAACAATGCGGGGATGTCTTTCAAATCCAGCCCGTAACCATATGCCTCATGCGAAATAAAAAGATCGCCTTCATCAACGTAGCATCGAACAAGGGCAGTGGGATCTTTCGCAAAACCCCAGTCGGCACCATACCGAAACACTATGCTCCTAGGATCTGGAACAGTGAATTCTTCGACCACAACCTTAGCGCCGAAGATGCAGGCATCGCTGAACGAGCGGGTTTCACCTTCCCAGACGTGCCGGTATTTTTGGAGATCGATGCTCTTTGTGAATTCCATCTCCTGCTTTAGCACGTCTGGGAAATACGGATTTTCAGTGTAGTTCACCTTCTCGCGTATGGTGTTCGGAGGGCACGATGCGATGAATCTCATGTAGGTTGGATCAGTCACAAATCGCGGGTTGAACGTCAAGATAATCTCTGATCCAGGTTTTCGAATGGTCGGTGGAAGAACGTCCCATGAAAGGTTTGAAACCCGTTCGGCTTCCTCCACCCAGACAATATCAATACCTTCCATCGATTTGATCGATTCAATATTTTGCGCGATGCCGGCAAACATCATTTCCGCGCCGGTAGGCTTGCATCGGATAGTAGATCGCTGAATTTCAAACTGCGCTGAAAGACCCAGGCCTTTGATCAAATCGGAGATCAACTTGTGAACAGAATCTTGAATGGAGTTCTGAAATTCACGAGCACAAAGGATGCGAACTGGTCCCTGCAATGCGCGTACAACAAGATACCGAGCTACCGAGTGTGATTTACCAGATCCACGACCACCGTAAAAAACCTTGTATCGCGCCGGCTGAAAGATGCAGCGAAACTTCGGCGGGAACTTGATGTCAATCTTCGGATTCGTCAGCATCTTTGGCCTGTGTTGCTATGACTGTTGGATCTTCAAAGCTCACTATGACCTGTGGCAAATTCGCCGACGCAATCATCGTGGACACATTATCATTGGACATGCCTAGAGCGATGCGCTGAATGCCCACAACGTCTTTCATAGATGCTACGTAGTTTCTTGCCTCTCCAAAACTCATAGTGGGTTTTCGACTTTTCTTACCCGTAAACGAATCTGTTTTTTCTATGTAGGCACACTCCAGCATGTCTTTGAGGTAAAGCTTCATCCGCTCAGCCCACTCCCAATCATCTGGGCCTTGCACAACTTTCTTTCCATACATGAACTGTGAAGCTTCTTCTTCGGACATGGGAACAAGTGGACGGCTTTCGTAAGGAACGATCGCCACTGTCACTTCGTTCTTTGGGATCTCGATGCTATCGCGTATTCCAAGGGGCTTTGCTTCCAGTGTGGCCTTGTGCCTTGCATAATCGGGGTGTTCGCGGTTTTCTCTCAGCCATTGCTTAGCCCGATATTTCCACTCAATCAAAGAGATAGTGAGCAAGTCATTAAATTTTTCATGATTGCGGTAATCAGAACTGAGCCAGAAATCGCGATAGTGGAGGCCAGAAGTAAGCCATAGATTAAAAGCAGCGTCAAAATCAATGCGTGGGAATTGACTTTGCAGTATTGTATCGTCTTCGTCATGATCTGCCATTTCATAATTGTTACCAAACGAATTAGAAATCTTCAAGCGAAGGCGGCGAAAGATCAACTCCCTTGGCTTTGCAGACAGACAGAATTCGCATGAGATCATCTAAATAAAGAACCGCAACGGCACGACCGACATCAGGCTTCGAAATAAGAAGCGGGGTAGTAGTGGGCGAGGGGTGGATATCTTGGATCGTATTGATGGGGACATAGGTCGAAGTACATTTGCATTGAATTCGAAAAGGATCGGTGCCGTCGAGATCATACCCTTTGCACTCGGCCTGCTGAAATTCGAGATGCCTTTTCGCGTGAAGCCAGCCGGCCAATCGAAATCGATTCGCGATTTCTCTTTCGTAGTCATGACCTTTTTTTCGATTCGTTACCACGTCGGGAAGATATCACTTCACGCGCCTTTGGTAAAGCGCATCGATCAATCGGACGGGAGCTTTATTGGTAAGCAGTGAGAGAAAACGCCCGGTATGCCAGCATGCTCTCCCCAGGCTTTTATATCTCAGAGAGGTTTTCTTCTTCCCACAGTGCTTCGCAATAAATAAACAGATGTCAGCGAGGAGTGCAAGGGCTGATTGAACGAGAAGGATGTAGAGGATAATGTCACTCATACAGCCCTTTCAGAAAAAGCCGCTGTTCCATTTCTCGTCTTTTCACAAGCCCATCACAAGGCTTATGCATCACATAGATCCATCGCGGAAATTCTTTCGCAGCATCTTCCAATTTGTACTCATTTACCAGTCTGGCAAGGGTGGATTGGTGCCAATTGGCAGCACCAATATTGTAGATGAGGATTGTGAGGGCATCGATTTGGTAGGTGGTGAGAGCTGCAAAGATGGAAGGGCTGAGACGATTTTTGAGGGCATCTTCAGCCCTTCCAATGTCGCGCTCGAGCAACGCGACACCATGGGCTTCGGTTATCGTTCGCTTTGACAGGACATCGGCAGCGGTAACATCCGAGGTATTCCCATATCCGATCGTCGGCTTTCCACCGACATCGAAATAGGCTTGAGGACAAAAGTCCTCAAGCCGCTTTAGGAGTGCCATGCCTTTTGTGGAGATCCTCATGATGAAGAGGATCGGAAGATTTCAGAAGACCTTTAGCGAGTGGGCCTTGAGGATTTCATCACGACGACGAATAAAGATAGGTTCGGCCTGAGCTTGGCTGAACTTGTCGTTCGCCAGCCAAAACATATCATCGATCTCCGCAGTGCCGAAAAAAGCATGCTTACGGTATGGATTCAGATATGCGGGGAGTGGGACGAGTTTGTTGGATAGGAGTGAGCTGAGATAGACTTCTGCATCTCCAAAGGAATGATAGTAGCCTTGATACTGGATCTCCCGGTTATTCCACAAAAACCACTCAGGGGTGAAGATCGAATAGCACACCAACTTTCGGGCAGCGTCATTTTGATAGGCCAGGATTGTTTCGGTTTTTTGATATGCGGTGAAGAAGGGAAGTAGGAGTGGGAAGTAGTTGAGGGGGAAAAAGAGATTATCCACCAGGCAGATGATCCACTCATGCCCATCCGCGATTGCCATTTCGGCGAGCACCCTCCCTTTTGTATTGGCGGTGAGGTAGTGGTGCATGTCGGCTTCAGCAGGAAAAGCAAAGCCAGGCCCCCACATTTCCTCCTTAGTAATTTTAAGACCCTTAAAAACCTTTAGTACGTGGAAGTGTTTGGGGAGGTGAGGTTTGTAGAGGTGGAGTTCATCTTCTTCGATTCCGAGGTAAAGTGTGACGTCGGAAAAATCCTGGTTGAGTGTCTTTTCGAAAGTTAAAGGTCTGCCCCTTGACGAGTATATGACTGCGACTTTCACTTTTTGGCCCCCCGTGTGATTCGAGCGATTTAATATCACTAAAACACAGGAGCATGCAAGTATTAAAAGTCAAAAATCAATGCTTTTAATAAAATTAAGAATTCGGAGCATACGGGTATTAAAGCAGGTAGGAAAAAGAAACTTAAAGTTTGGGGGAAAGTTTAAGTATCGATTTCATTTTTTTTGCGAAAAACGAAACTTAGAACATTGTTTTTGAAAAATAAGTCGTGAGTTTTGACCCACAACACAACACAGTAAAAAGCATGCTTTAGTCAATGATTCCAAAGCTTTACCGCTTTGCCTTTTTCACCCATGCTCACACCCCCTTGAAGTCAGGTCTTAGTTGTAATAGTTAGGCCTGAAAAGTCGGTGTCCAAGGGCGTGTCCGAGGAAGCTGGGCTCATCAAATCTTTGGGGCTCATATCTTTGCTGTCGTGTCCGGGCTTTTGCACGATTTTTCCAACTCGTTCCTATGTTTTCACACTTTTTATTTTTCACTCTTCCACTCTCCTCTTCAATATTCTATGTATTCTTTTTCTC